CCACGGACTTAGGGTGGTGATTGTTCATACGTGCCGCGCGTCCTGTCGCTCGGTTGCGTTAACGCCAGCGAATCGGAAGTTCGCTGGCGTTTCCATTTCGCACGATGAAGTTTAGCCAAAGCACTTGGCGGTTCTTCGACAAAGGCTCGGTCTCTGCCAGGAGGCCGGGCCTTACCTTTCCACCATTCCATCGCCTAGAGCGATGACAGAGACAGGACGGCGGCATGAGCTACACCATCGTACGCGATGAGGCGGCAGAGATTGCCCGCCTGTCGTCTAACCTCGACAACGTTGTTCGCCGCCGCTGCAAGATAGGCAAGGTTACGAGCAAGGTGAAGCCTTGGTATGGCGACCTGATCGGAAGATCGTTGCCGGCGCGCCCGAAAGACACGTTCTTCATTCCACCTCATGAGCCGTTTGCTACATGGTGCGTCGTTGACGGGCCTGCTTGGTAGCTTCCCAGCCCGTCCTGCCTTCCCTATCGCAACCATCCCGATCTGATACGCAACGCGGTTTGTGTATCACGGGGCGCAAGCATCCCATCAAATCGAGAGGCATACCAACATGCTCAAGATCGGCATGACCGTCCGCACGCCTGATGGTGTGACGGGCTTAATCGACCGCACGTCCACGCGAACCGGCGAGAAGCTGTTCCGTGTCGCTGACCACTGGTTCCCTAAGGCAGCACTGGAGCCGATCAATGGCGCTTCCTGACGGCGTATCCCGCGACAGCATCCGTGCTGTTGTCGAACTGCTGGACAGCCAAGGCGGCAGCACTGGTGCTGTAGACGCGACAGCTTATTCCGATCCGACCGGCGCCGCAGATGGCGACATGATTGCCCTGTTGAAGGGCATGTACGTGCTCTTGGCGCAGATCGAAGAGAACACCCGCCCGACACCGTGACGGGTGAGCATCCACAAGCAATCAAGCAACAGCAAGGATACTCAAAATGGCAATCACTTCCATTCATGGCCGTCGCCTCGGCATCGAAGTCGGCACTGACGACCTGGTCATTCTCGGCGGGCTCAAGAAGGCGAGTGGCGCTCCCGTCGCAATGCTTCCCAAGCTCCCGACCTACACCGTGGCTACCGTCCCCAGCGCATCCACTGCTGGCGCAGGTACGCTGATCTACGTGAGCAATGGCCTTGCCGGCGCTCCCTGCGTGGCCGTGTCAAACGGCACAAGCTGGATCAGCCCTGCTGGCACGGCGGTAGCTTCGTCCTAAGCGGCAAACTGGAGAGGCAAACCATTATGTCCACGGAAGCTGCCCGCCGAGAATCATGCTTGGCGCTCGCATTTGGCACATTTGTTACTTCGGGTGACAAGTGCCCTGATGCTGAAATCGTCGCAGGGACTATCATCAAGATAGCCGATCTCTATGACCGATATGTCGATCTCGGGGTTGAGCATCAGGAAGACGGGTTGGGTGCGTTCATACCCACCGATCCGTCTGGGTTGGCATAACCCCTGTGCCGACGCTTCCCAACGCCAAGCATGAGGCGTTCGCTCAAGGGCTGGCAAAAGGGCTTTCTGCTACCGAGGCTTATGTTGCGGCGGGGTACAAGGAAAGCAGATCGTCTGCTTCTCGCCTGTCAACAAATGCGAACATCGAGGCTCGCGTGGCCGAATTGGTCAACAAGGGCGCTGACAGGGCGGAAGTCACAATCGCCCGCGTCCTTGATGAGATGCGCAAGCTCGGGTTCTCGGACCTGCGCAAAGCCTTCGATCAGAACGGCCGGCTCAAGCGGCCGGAAGAATGGGACGACGACTTTGCGGCATCGGTTGCCTCGGTAGAGGTAGTCACGCGCAATATCGGTGAAGGCGAGGTCGAGCACGTCCACAAGATCAAGGTCTGGGACAAGAACAGCGCCTTGGAGAAGCTAGCCAAACATCTCGGCATGTTCATTGAGCGGCATGAGCACACAGGCAAGGACGGCAAGGCCATCGAATTTGCCGACATGACGGACGCCGAAAAAGCCCGTCGCCTCGCATTTGCACTGGCGCGTGCTGCGCATGCAGAATCTTGACGATCTGATCCGTTCGCTGGCGAAGCTGCCGGCTGAGGAACAGAAGAACGCCCAAGACCTGATCGCCAGCACAACCAGTCTGGCATGGATAGCATCAGTGGGGCCGCAGACGGCGGCCTATTTCTCACCTGCCGACGTGCTGCTTTATGGCGGGCAGGGCGGTGGTGGTAAGACTGACCTTGGCCTTGGGCTGGCTTTCACGGCTCATCAGCGATCATTGATCCTACGCCGGCAGTACACCGACCTCGCATCGATTATCGAGCGGGCGATTGAGATCAACGGGACGCGGGATGGCTTCAACGGTTCGCCTCCCCCCAAGCTGAATACGAATGACGGGAGGCTGATCCGCTTCGGTGCGAACCGACTGCTTGGGGATGAGCAGAGCTGGCAGGGTCAGCCGTTCGACCTCAAGGTGTTTGACGAGGCGTGCCAGTTCCTTGAAGCGCAGATCAAGTTCCATCTAGGCTGGCTGCGTTCTACAGCGGCCGGGCAGAGGGTGAGGGCGCTTCTGGCGACCAACCCGCCGCTCTCGGCTGAGGGTGATTTTATCATCGGCATGTTCCGGCCGTGGCTGGACGTGACCCACCACAACCCGGCAAAGCATGGGGAGCTTCGATACTTCGTCACTGCGCCGGATGGGACCGATCTGGAGGTTGACGGACCTGAGCCAGTGGAGATGGGCGGCAGAACTCTTAAGCCGCTTTCGCGCACGTTCATCCCGGCCAAACTGAGCGACAATCCGTATCTGATCGGCACGAACTACCAGGCACAGCTCGATGCGCTTCCCGAGCCGCTTCGCTCTGCGATTCGAGACGGCAACTTCATGCTGTCGCGGCAGGACGACCAGTATCAGGTTATCCCGACCGACTGGATTCGACAGGCGATGGCGCGGTGGGGCGAGAAAGCTCCCGAAGGCGTCGGCATGTCGTCTATCGCGGCTGACGTGGCGTTGGGTGGGCAGGACGCGACAGTGTACGCGCGGCGTCATGGCCACTGGTTTGATAGCCTTGTGTCCGAGAAGGGCAAGGACACAGTAGACCCACTCAGCATCGCATCACGGCTTCTGGCGCTGATGCGGGATGGCTGCGCAATCGTGATCGACATGGGCGGCGGGTATGGTTCCGGCGTCTATTCGCATCTGCACAACAACGTGCAGGGTCTTACGCTCCATGGGTTCAATGGGGCGAATAGCTCGAAGCGAGGGACGCGCGACGGCAAGTTGCGGTTTGCCAACAAGCGCGCCGAAGCATGGTGGAAATTCAGAGAGGCCCTGGAGCCTAACCTTGGCGAGCCGGTCGCGCTCCCGCCTGATCAGGAATTGCTATCCGACTTGACTACGCCGCGCTGGAAACTGACGCAGAGCGGCATCCTGATCGAAAGCAAGGACGACATCCGCAAGCGCCTCGGTCGCTCGCCTGACAAGGGTGATGCGGTCGTGATGGCGTGGGCATTCGGTGAGGACAGTGTATCGGCTCGCATTCGTGTTGCGAGCAATCCACGCGGCATGCCGAAGGTCAATCTGGGCTACTCCAACCTGAAGAGGCGCAGGGCATGAACAAGAATACCGCAGGGGCCGTTCTGGTCCTGATCCTTGCCGCATATGGCATTGTCAATGACGAGACGGCTGTGTGGGTGCTTGCGGCTGCCACAGCGGCGCTGGCATTCCTTGCAAGCGAAGCGCTCGATTATTCCGATCTGCACCGCTCCGATTTCGCCATGAAGCTGAATGTCGGCTTCGCACTCGCATCGTGGGCGACCGTGGCCGGCGCGGCGCTCTTCGCAATCTTCTAGGAGATCACATCATGGCAGGTTTGTTTGGAGGCCAGAAGGCTTCCGATCCCGTTCGCATGCCCAACCAGAACGATGCAGCGGCACAGGAAGCCAAGCGCCGTACACGGCTGAGTCTGCTTGGCCGTCAGGGCAGGGACAGCACCAATCTGGAAAACCGGGGCGGTGGTGGCATGGGTGCATACGTCAATTCGAAGCTTGGTCAGTGACGACATTCAGCGTCACGCTTCCCGGCCCGATTGACATGCAGGCAGGCGAGAAAGCCCTTGCCGCACGTGCCAGCCTCTATGGCTACGACCTTGCGCCGGATGCCGAGACGCAGACGGGCACCGTTGAGGGCGGCGTGCGCTATTCGTGCGATGCCCTGCCCAAGCCGCCAGCCTATGCGGGGAATGCCTGATGGACTCGCGCGCAAAGGAATTGGTGCAGATTGGCTCCCGGCTGTTCTCGCAGAAACTGCAATGGGATCAACTTGCGCAGGAGATAGCAGAGCAGATTTACCCACTGCGCGCGGACTTCACCACCAAGTTCACGCTTGGCGATGACTTCTCCGTTGACCTGATGGACAGCTTTCCGGTTCTGGCGCGTGATACTCTGGGCTCCATGCCCAATGCCATGCTGCGACAGGGAGAGTGGTTCAAGGGCCGCACTGGTGACGAAGAACTGGACGAGCTTCCACAGGTCGAGCGCTGGTTCGAGCGCACCACACAGACGCTCTATCGCCTGATCTATGACCGTCGCGCGAACTTCCGCCGCGCCACAATCGAGGCCGATCACGATTACGTCGCCTTCGGCAATCCGGTCCTGACGGTCGAGGAAAGCCCGACACGCGATCACATGCTGTTCCGCTCCTGGCATCCGAAAGAGGTTGCCTTCATGGAGAACGCGGTCGGCGCGATCGATCATGTCCAGCGCAATGCACCGATGACGGCACGGGCCATCGTGAAGCGCAGGACATGGAAGAACATCCACAGCGACATCAAGCAGGCTGCCGAGAAAGACCCGACGAAGGAGTTCAAGGTTCGCCATATCGTCCTGCCCACGGACGAAGTATATGGCGACGACCGCAAGGCCATGCGCCGCTACAAGGACATGCCTTTCCTGTCCATCTATGTGGACTGCGAGCATGAGGAAATCTTGGGTGAGGGCGGGCTTCCGGTCTTCAACTACGTGATCCCGCGCGCCCGGACGATCTCAGGATACCAGTACGGGTTCAGCCCTTGGGCCATCAACGCACTGCCGGAAGCGCGCATGTTGCAGCAGCTTTCGCGTATCATTCTGGAGAAGGGCGAAAAGGCCGTCGATCCTCCGACCATCGGCAAGGGTGAGATATTCCGGGATGCCATCAATCTCTATGCCGGCGGTCACACCTTCGTGGACATGGAGAACGACGACGATATTCGGAAGGTGTTCCAGACGGTAGAGACTGGCGACATCTCCATCGGCGCGGAGATGAAGGCGGACACGCGCAATCTCATCTCGGAAGCCTTCCTGCTCAACAAGCTGATGCTGCCCAATGTGCGGGAGATGACGGCCACGGAAGCCTCATTCCGCATGGATGAGTTCCGCCGGGCTGCCTTGCCGTTCTTCGGGCCTATCGAGGCGGAATACCATCTGCCGCTTTTGGATACGGCATTCCAGATCGCGCTTCGCAATGGCGCGTTCAACATCGAGGAAATGCCGGACGAATTGCAGGACCGTGAAGTCACGTTCAGCTTTGAAAGCCCGCTGAACACGGCGGAAGGCAGACAGGCGGTGCAGTCGTTCATGGAGAGCGTTCAGATCATCGCCGCTGCCTCGCAGTTCGATCAGTCCATTCCGCAGCGCTGGAACCTTCCCAAGATGGTGGATGATGCCGTGCGCGGCACTGGCGCCCCGACCGATTGGGAAGTGGACGAGGAACAGCGCGTTGCTGACGAGGCACAGGCCAAGCAGGTGGCCGGACTCCAGCAGGCCGCGCAGATGCTTCAAGGCGGCGCGGCGGTCGGCAAGGACGTGGCAGACGCAACAATCGCGCTCCAGCAGGCAGGGCTAGCATGATGCCGATCGCATATACTTCTCGCAACATAGGCGACAAGCCCACGCCGCACTACTGGCACAACACATGGCTCACGCCTGATGTTGATGCGTGTCGTCGCTTTCGCGCCGAATACTCACGGCGTCGTGAAGAAATGTTGGCGTTCCAGAAGCAGGCTCGCAACCGCGATGATGCGCGGTTCTTCAAAGAAGAGGCGTCCGATGCATTGAAATGGTTCAGGGCAGCAGATGCGTGGGTGAAGCTGCTTTCGGCCGAAAAGGGCTGGCGGCCAACGTCCGATTGGCCCGTTGAACTCCAGCCATACTTTGACCGTGTGCAGGCGGCAGCATCATGAAGCCGCATGAGCCGCCGGTTGTGACCAAGGAAGTCGTCTACGCGCTCAAGGCGCTGAGCGAGGGTGTAGCCAACGAAAGCCAGCAGAAGGCGGCGCTGGAGTTCATCCTTATCGAGGCATGCGGCATCCGCAATGTCAGCTATCAGCCCGGAGATACGGCTGGCACGGCATTTGCCGAGGGCCGTCGCTTCGCGGGTCTGGTGATCGCAGGCGCAATGCAGGCCAAGCCGCTGCGCGTCGGCAAGAGAGGCAAACCAGAGGCAGAGGCAAATGACAGCAGAAAACCTTGATCCGGCTCCCGAGCCGGAGATTGTGCCGAACGATCCACCGGCACCCGATCCCGATCCGGCTCCGCAGCCTGAGCCATCGCCAAGTCCCGATCCTGCGCCCGCTCCCGAACCGGAAGACACTGGCGACAAGGACAAGCCCGCATGGGGTGATGACTGGCGCGAACAGATGGCAGGCGGCGATGAGGATATTGCCAAGATCATCAAGCGCTATTCCTCGCCTCGGAACATTGCCAAGGCGCTGAAAGATGCGCAGGAAATGATCCGCTCCGGCAAGCTCAAACGCGATGCGCCTGATCCCAATGACGAAAAGGCGATGGCCGAATGGCGCAGGGAGCAGGGCATCCCTGACGATCCGACCGGCTATAAGCTGCCCGATCCTGTCGCCAAGCGCTTGACGGACGAGGACAAGCCTGTGCTGGCCGCTTTCACCGAGTTCGCCCACGGCAAGAACGCGCCTCAGTCGGTGATCGACATTGCCAGCGAATGGTATGTCGAGAACATGGAGAAGGCGGCAGAAGCCAGCGCCAACCGCGACCGCGAGGCCGAGGAAGCGGCAGAAGACGCGCTGCGCAAGGACTGGTCGCATGCCGACTTCAAGGCGAACATGACGCTCGCCAAGCGCTTCACCGCTGAAATCCCCGGCGTAGGTGAGAACTGGACAGAGTTCCGTGGGCCTGACGGCCGTCGCCTCGGTGACAGCCCGGATTTCATCATGTGGGCCGCAGACATGGGACGGCAGCATTTCGGTGATGTGACCTTCGCCAATCCGGATTCCGACCGACGCCACACGGCGCGAAAGGAAGAGATCGAGAAGGTGATGAAGGAGAACATCAACTCCTATTACGAGCAGGGTCTCGACAAGGAATACAACGCGATCCTTGAGCGCGAAGAGCGCCGTCGCAAGTAAGTTCGCCAGCCCATCTGGTGATGACCGATCCCGGCCAGCGTGCCGGGTTTTTTATTGCCCGCGATCAGGCTTCCCCGGCAACGGCCCCTGACCGAGCAACCGTGAAACGCCAAGCGTGACAGCCCCGACAGGCGACCGGCCTCCCTGCGCAAGCAGCCCCGTATCGCCTCCGGCCTCCCTGACCCGCGTCGGCTCCAAACCCCATCAACATCCTCAAAAGGAACGAGAACATGACTGTCGAAGCACCCATGATCCGTTACCGCAAGGAGTTCGTGGCGGCTTTCGAGCAGGACGTGAGCCTGCTGAAGCTCGCAACCACGAAGGAAGCAATGGCAGATGGCCTGACGGCCACCTTCCTTGTCTCCGGCTCCGGTGGTGACACTGCCGTTACGCGCGGCACCAATGGCCAGATCCCCTACGGCAATCCGACCAATTCGCAGGTGACTGCGACGCTGATCGAGAAGCATGCGCCGTACGAACTGACCGGCTTTAACATCTTCGCCTCGCAGGGCGATCAGATGCGCATCATGCAGATGGCGTCCATGAACGTCATCAACCGTGATATCGATCTGACCATCCTTGGCGAACTCGCCAATGCCACGCAGGACTACGGTACCGGCACGGCATCGGTGGCGACGGTGGCAGGCGCAAAGGCCATCCTCGGCAACAATCAGGTTCGCACCTGGGAAGCCGATAACATGTTCGGCGTCGTGTCGCCGGCATTCATGGCCTACCTCATGCAGACCACGGAGTTTGCGAGCGCTGACTATGTGGACGTGAAGCCGTTCTCCGGCCCCGCGCGCCGCATGCTGCGCTGGTTCGGCATCAACTGGATCGAGAATCCGCTGGTGACCGGCGTCGGCACGAACGCGGAAATCTGCTACATCTTCCACAAGGCATCCATCGGCTATGCCGTGCGTCTTCAGGAAGAGAAGATTTCCATCGGCTACGACGACAAGCAGGACACTTCGTGGTCCCGCGCGACGACGTACCATGCCGCCAAGCTCCTCCAGAACTCGGGCGTTGTGAAGATCACTCACGACGGTTCCGCGTTCGTGGCATCGTAAGGAGATCGGACAATGGCTTACACTCCCGACGCTTTGAGCATCGTTTACGCGACGGTTGGCGGCACGTTCCGCAAATTCGTCTATGTGGACGCTGCTGCTGAAAGCAACGCCACCCTGGTTGGCGCAAGCTTCTTCGCTGACGGCGCCGCCAAAGGCATGCGCAAGGGCGACATTGTTGATGTCATCCAGCCCGCCAGCCCGAAGGCCAAGCAGTACCAGGTTGCCAGCACGAGCGGCGCAGCCGCCACGGTTGCAGCCGTCACTGCCATCACCTGACGCGGTCTCGCGGCTTCGGCTGCGGGGTCGCCTCTCCCTCACGCAGTCGAGGGGGCGGGTTTAGGCTCGCCCCCGAACTGCACGAAAACTCCAGAGGCAAACGATGAAACACCTTCCCGTGACCGCCATGCGGTCGAACGGCGCTGACTACGTGCGCACTTACCATCATGTGTCGGTCGATAGCGATGTCACGATGCAACAGGTTCTCACCCCGACTTTCTGGGCGCACCACACCGCCGCGCTGCGAATTGGCGATCTGATCGATGTCCTGAGCGACAACTTGGATGTGCAACTCCGCGTGGTTGAGAAGGGCGTCGGCTACGTTCGCGTTCGCCCACGTCTCGCTTGGGTGGCAGAGGAAGCCAAGAGCGCGACTCCAGAAGATAAGCCAGTTGGCGAACTGCCCGACAACTATCAGGCCAAGCGTGGTCCCGGCGGCCGGTGGCGCGTGTTCATGGTCGAGCCATACCTTGAAATCAAGGGCGGCATTGCGACCGAGGCGGAAGCCGTTGCGGTCGCGCAGGAGCACGCCGCCAAGGCCATTGCCGCATAGCGAGGGCTGATCCATGCCATCACGCTTGGACATCTATAACGGCGCCCTTCGCCTTCTCGGTGATGCGCGGCTGGAAAGCCTTGATGAGGTTTCTTCCGCCCGCGAACGCCTTGACGACGCATGGGTGCCGTCCGTCACGGAAATGCTCGAAAGCGGCATGTGGAACTTCGCCATCCGCACGATCGAGCTGCCCTATGACATCGATGTCGAGCCGCTGTTTGGCTACCAGTATGCTTTCTCTAAGCCGGATGACTACGTTCGCACGGTGAACATCGCTCAGGAGCCCACGTTTGCCGAGGGCTACGAGCGCTACGAGGATGAAACCCGCCATTGGCATGCGGACGTGGATCCTTTGTACATTCGCTATGTGTCGAGCGACGAAGCCTATGGCTGGAACATCGGCGCATGGCGGCAGGCATTCTGCACGGCCTTGGAAGCTCTTCTTGCCTTCAACACCGGGCTTCCGATCTCAGGTGATCGCGGCAACCGCAATGACATGTTCCAGCTCTACCAGAACAGCCTTGCCAGGGCCAAGACACTGGATGCGGTTGACGAGCGGGTGAAGCACAAGCCGATGGGCCGGCTGGTTCGCTCCCGCCTGCAAAGCGGTTCGCGCAGGTATCGCGGCTGACATGGCAAAGGCGCGTCCCTACCACCATAGCCAATGTCGGTGTGGTGGACAAGACGGCATTGGCGCGCGTCGATCTGGAACGCATGCGCCTTGCTGCGGAGGAACAGACCAATCTACTCGGCACGACGGTCGGCGGGGCGTTTCTCCGGCCCGGTCTGGAATACCTGTCCACCACGTTCAACAGCCAGCCGGGACGCATCAGGGCTTTTATCCGCGGTGCTGATAGCGCGGCGCTGCTGGAGTTCTACGACGGGCTTCTGTGCGTGAAGGTGGATGACCAGTACGTGGCCCGCTCGGCAGTCTCCAGCGTCATCACCAATGGCGATTTCAGCGATGCCAGCGGTTGGACGCTGGTCGCTGACGATGGCGCGACTGAGATCATATCGGGCGGCATCCTTGGCCTCATTGCGACGGGCAAGGGCTCCACAGCCATTGCCAAGCAGCAGGTGGCGACTGCATCCGCTGGTCAACGCCATGCGCTTCGCATTGTCGTGGCGCGCGGGCCGGTGGTGTTCCGTTGCGGCTCCACAGACGGTGGGGATGAATATATCACGGAAACGGAACTGGCAGAGGGCACGCACTCTCTGGCCTTCACGCCATCCGGTTCCTATTGGGTGCAGTTCCAGACCAACCGCGACCGCTACAGCGTCGTGGACAGCATCAATGTCGAGAGCGCCGGGGTCATGGTGCTGCCGACGCCTTGGTTTGACCAAGCCGCGCTTCGCTTCGCGCAATCGATCGATGTCATGTTCGTCGCGTCCGACACACAGCAGATGCGTATCGAGCGCCGCTCGGACGATAGTTGGTCGGTCGTGAAGTATCTGGCGGATGATGGCCCGTTCACGGTCAGCCGGACGGCTCCTGTCCGGCTTAAGCCCAACGTCACGCATGGCAACGGGACGCTGACGGCGGACAAGCCATTCTTTCGGCCCGAGCATGTGGGTGCGTTGTTCCGGTTGTTCCATGAAGGTCAGGCGGTATTCCAGGCTCTATCGGGTGGCGGGCAGTTCACGGATCCGATTGAGGTCACGGGCGTCAATGCCACTGGCTACAACGACCGGGAGTTCTCGTACACCGCGACCGGCACCTATACCGGCACGCTGAAAATCTTCCGCTCATTCGATGGTGCCGATTTCGGCTACAAGGAGTTCAAGACCTATTCCGCCGATGACAAGGCTACAGACGATGACGACAATGCCGTCGTCTATTATCGCTTCGGCTTTGCGGAAGGGGACTATACAAACGGTACTGCATTCGTCGGGCTGACCTATGCGGGTGGTGGTGGCTACGGCATCTGCCGCGTCATCGGCTATGACAGCCCGACTCAGGTGCAGATCGAGGTTCTTCGCCCGTTCAAGAACATCATCTTCACCGAGGACTGGCGCGAAGGTGAATGGTCGAACTGGCGCGGCTGGCCTTCCGCTGTTGCCATGACCGAAGGACGGCTTTGGTGGGGTGGATCCGACAAGTTCTGGGGATCTGTCTCCGATGCCTACAATTCCTTTGATGAAGACTACGAGGGCGATGCCGGCCCGATCCTGAAAAGCATTGCGGTGGATGGCGTCAACTCGGTCAAATCGCTATTGCCGTTGCAAAGGCTGGTGGCGCTCACTGATGGGTCGGAAGCTACGGCACGATCCTCGTCTTTCGATGAGCCGCTGACGCCTTCCAACACGACGGTCAAGACCATCTCCACCTATGGCTCTGCTCCGGTGGATTCGGTGAAGATCGATGCGCGCGGGCTGTTCGTCGGCAAGGACAGGGCCAGCCTCTACGAGATCGTATTCAGTGTCGAGGCGGGCGACTTCCAGACCACGGAATTGTCGAAGCTGACGCAAAGCCTGTTCCGCGCTGGGGTCAAGGAAGCCGCAGTTCAGCGAAAACCTGACACCCGCATCTGGGTCGTCATGGATGATGGGTCTCTGGTGTGCATCGTCTATGAGCCGCAGCAGGAGGTTGTTGCCTTCATTCCCTTCGAGACGGAGGGCAGGTTCGAGAGCGTCGCGGTTCTGCCTGCCGATGCGCAGGACCGGGTTTACTTCATCGTCAATCGCCCGCTGAATGGCACGGACGTTCGCTATATCGAGAAGATGGCGAAGGACGAGGATGCGACGCCGGGCATGCTGGCGCTCATCATGGATTGCTTCAAGACCGGCACGCAGACGGCATCTACCACGATCACGGGTGCAACCCATCTGATCGGCCGCGACGTGAAGGTGTGGGCCGACGGCAAGCCGGTTACGGAACAGGTGACGATAGACGGGCGCACCTACACCAAGCCGCGCCTGTTCAGGGTCAATGCCTCAGGTCAGATTACCGGTCTTCCATTCGCGGTCGAGAACTATGTGTACGGTTTGCCATATCAGGCCCGCTACAAGAGCGCCCGCCTTGCCTATGGGGCTTCTGGCGGCACGGCGCTGATGCAAAAGCAGATCGTGAACGACTTCGGCGTGATCCTCGCCAACTATGTCCGCTCGGGCGTAATGTACGGGCGGGACTTCGACCATCTCTACCCGCTGCCAAAGCGCAGGGACGGCCTCGTTGCTGCCGATGTGAATGACGGCGTGATCGTGGACGAAGGCATGCACCCGTTTGACGGGAGCTACAGCACCGACTCCCGCATCTGCATGACGTTCGACTGGCCTGCCACGGTGCTCGGGCTGGTCTTCACCGTGGACACGTCCGGTTGAGCGATATCGTCTTGCACCGCATCCCGGTGCCGAAGACACAGATTGTGGCAGGGATGCGGATTGATCTGCCGGTGTTCATGACCATCGCCATGCGCGGGGATGAATATGTCGGGGCTGGTGGACTGGCATGGGGGAATGGCCGCTGCTGGCTGTTCCTCGAACTGGCTAAAGCCGTGCCGGAAGGCCGGTTCCTGCTGATCAAGGAA